ACATTTTCTCGTACACAGCCTGATATTTGCTTTTCATAATCTGTCCTCCTTCCATTGTTGATATACGACGTCCTCTGCATCCTCCTCGTTTTCCGCACCGTTGGCATAGGCGCGTTCTATCGCCTCTTCCCACGCGTCGGACTCGCGGTAACGCTCGTATGCCGGGTCGTATCCCTGCGCTGGCCCACAGGACCAGCAATCGGGGGCTCCGCACATGCAGCGTTCGGGGGTCATGGCCAATACCACGCTACGATCATGCCGATCACCACGCCAACCGCGAAGCCGAACGCGAGGGCGGCGAGTACGAATTCGCGGACCTCGTAATCGACGTAGTACGAACGCCGAGGAAACTTAGCCCAGTCATCCATTGCTGCGGTTGGTCATTTTAGATTCCCGAGAGCGACAATCTTTTCGTTGGTCGGCGCTGGTAACATCTTCTGGGCCTCGACATGTTCGAGTATCGTCATACCGCTCGGCAGGAGTATTTGCCCAAGAAATGCGCCTTCAAAACTGAGGACGCCAGTTTCTATTGCTGTAATCTGCCCCTTGATCCAGTCGCGCAAGATTGAATAAACAGCTTTCGCGCCTATCTCTTTGGCCTTACGCTCATACGCGATCCTATTGCTGCGCGTCCAGCTTGTGAACGGGTGTGCCTTCAGCCACGCCGCAGCGTATCCGGCCACGCTTGCCTTGACGCTTACTTGATGGCCTCGATGCTCGAATTGCACTAATAATTCTCCTTTGTCGAAATCCATCATGTGACCGAACTTTCCGCAACCAAACCCGCGCAGGATTTTCTGCATATCGTTGATGGCGCGTTCGCCGCTGGTCGCGGTTTCATAGGGCAATCCCATCATCCCCTCCTCACTTACTTCTCACGCCAAGCTCGATGCGGTGTTCGTATGCTTCCTCGGCGTGTACCAACCACGCTGCGCCGCTCGTTGTCATGCGTCAGTAATTGCCTCTAAATAGCACGTCGGCACGAGCTGCGGCTGCTCCACGCCGAGGAAGCATACGAACACCGCATCGAGCTTGGCGTGATAGTTTGACACTTCACCAGTGCGCCCGTTGAACGGATGCGCTTCAGCGCGCACGATCACGCGGTCGCCGAGTTTTGGGAAGGTGTCCATTATGCTACCCGCCTCTCGAACATGGCGATAATCCAGTCGAGCGCCGTGGAATCGTCAACACGAAACGCCACGGCGATGGCGTGAATGATCTCGGTATCGCTCGGGATGGCTTTGGGGATCGCCTTGAGAGGCGCAGCGAACGCAGGTGCTGTTGCGTGGAGTAACGCTCCGGCCCTCGCGGGTTCGGACACCTGCGCCGCTGCGGATTCTTGTTCTCGGATGATTTGCTGTCTGACGCGCTCCGCCTCATCGCGTCCTTGTTGGGCAAGGCGCTCTTGGCGCTGCTGCTCGGCAATCAGTTTAGCCTGTTCCTCGGCTCGAATGCGCTCGCGCTCGGCTTCGATTCGCTTGGCCTCGGCGGCGGTATGATCGGCGATGCGCGACTTGATGATGGCTTCGACGTATTCGGCATCTTTGAGCACCAACTGCGCGGCATCGCTGAACAGGAAAACATGATCTTTTGCCGTGTCGCGCAGGCAGTTGAGATTGATCTGGATCAAGTCTGCGATTCGATTGGCCTCGATTTTCGCCCGCGCCAGTTCGGTATCGACGGCATCGCGCAGGCTTGTAATGGTCTTTTTGCCCTTGATAACGCCTGCAAAGTCGGCAGGGATAACCGGCATGTAGGACTTGCCGAGCCGCTTGTTCAGACTAACGATGTGCTCGTCCAACGCGAACTTTCCGCCCTGCACGATCTCGAACCGAATCTGCTCCTTCCTCGCCTTCACCAGATTGGTGAGCGTCAAACGCTTGGCGCGCATCTCGCCCTTGAGGCCGTCGATGGTTCGGAAAAGTTCGTCGATACTCGCTGTCTGCGACAGGGCCTGCGACTTCACAAGATCAAGGCACTTCTCGCCGTCATCGAGGAATTTCACCATTTTGTCAGCGGCGGCGAAATCATCGTCCGTCTTGAGATCGGTGTTAATGGCTTGGATACGGGCAAGAACCGTACTCTTGAATATGACGAGGTTGGAACTTTTGACCTCTCCAACCAACTCAACAGTTAAGGCTGGCAAATCCTCGATTGGAGCGACTACCGGCAGCGGCATTGCCTCGACGTGTTCGTAGGAGCCGCGGTCTGTTTGAAATTGACGCCAGCCAGAAATCAGCGCGGAGCGTCGATCGGGATGCGATGCGTACCAGAACTTGACTGTTCCTTCCTCGGTGCCATCCGTCGGGGTGAGCAGTGCCTTGCTGGCCCCGCTGATGAGCAACTGCTGCTCAACCTGGGGCCAGTTCTCGTCTGGCAACACACCGGCTTCCAGCGCAGTAATAAGGGCGGCATTGCGACTCTTGCATTCCCACACAATGCTTTCATCCATCACAACACCGTCGAAACTGGCAAGCAACGGAAGTCCGTCTAGTTCCAGGACGCCCACGACGGGGTACAGGTCATCCCCGACAATCCGCTCCGCAACGCTGCGCGCTACGGCTTCGATCTCGTGGCCCCTATCGAGTAGGTTCTTCTGCGTCCAGTTAGAGAATTCGCGCTCGCTGCCAGTGGCCTTCATGCGCAGCAAGTCTGTGCGGCTAACGCGCTTGTCGAATCCCAACATGGCGGCGGCCTCTGATGCGCAGAGATATTGACGACGAATGGCCAGCCATTGATCGGTCCCTTGTTGAATGCCGTCAAGCGTTTTCATGGGGTTCCCCTTCGCATCGCAATGGAAACAAAACTTTCGCTCTTCGTCATTGCGTCACCTCTAATTCGGCCTTACGCCTTTGGTAGATCATCTGCAACTCCTCTCGCTGTTCCTCGTCGGCTACGCTACGGATTAAATCAGCGTGTGCGTCGAGCACATCTTCATCGGGAGCCATCTGCATCTTCTCCGCGAGGATCGCGAACGTGACAACTGGCGGCGGCGCGTCTTTCCCGATCGCCATGATCGCGGCTTTCTGCGTGTCGGAAAAGAAAGCCTTACTGCTGACCGTGGCGATGATCTGCTCGGCGGTTTTCTTGCCGGACTTGATTAGCTTCGACCATGCCGGAAGATTTTTGGTGAAGTCGGCGTCGGCGTAAGGCGGCAGGCCAGCGAGCTTTTGCGGCTCGTGTTCAATCACGCGGTCATCGTCAATCGGCTTGCCCTCCATTTCGTCGGCGGTCGGTGCGGCCCCGAGTTCCGGGAATGCCTTGCGTAGCGCCTGCGCTTCGGCGCATTTGGCGAGCTGCGCAAACGGCCGGCGCTTCCACATCGCGTTAGGAATTGCCGAATCGCGTTTCTGCGTGGCGTAGTTCTCCAGCCAGCGTTCGTTCGCCGTGAACTCGACAAATTGGCCGGACGCCAAGCACCGCTTGACGGTAACGCGGCACCATTCCGGGTAGTCCAAGCTGAAATCTCCAATCTTCAGTTGCTTCGTCTGGCCGAATTCGGGCTCCGTGACTCCGGCGTATTCCCCGGTACGCGAGGCTTGCGTGCGGTATAGACCGATGCCCGGCATGACGACATCGCGCGTCACGTAATCTTGCCCCTGCTTGACGCTGATTGGCACGATGTGGACGGGTTTTTGTAAAGGATCAAGTCCTGCGGCTTTGCAGTAGGCAAGCACGAGCTTGATGCTTTCTGCCTTCGCGCCTGGGTACAAACTGTTTTGCAGAACATTCATCAATTCCTGCTCGCTCATGGCAAGCGCCGGGATGCTGGCGCTGATTGCGGGTAACGCTTTGTCGTTCATGTTTCCTCCTTAATTGTTTTCTTGCGTGCCTTCACCACGCGCTCGGCCTTGCAACGCTGGCAGATTCGCTTCAACTTGCTATCTCCGTAAAGCGAATAAATGGCATGCTCCTTCTTCGTCAGCCTGCGCCACCGATGATCTCCGCCGAGCCAGCGCGGGAACTTGCAGAGTAGGGAATGGATCATGCCTTCTCCCTCGTGCGTTTCGATAACCACTCCGTCAGGAACGGGACTTCGCGCGGGCGCCAAGTCGACCCCGGCTCGCCCGCAAATAATTTGCCGTGGCGTTTGCGGGCTAGGTCTACCGCAGACTCGGCTTTGACCGCGCCGACTAGGCGGCCTTCAATAATGCGGAAATGCGGTTTTAGATCCATGACTACCTCCAAGCTAAGTGGCGCATTAAATGGGTACATGCTGGTAAAACTGTCGCACGATATTAGCGCATTTAGCCAGCATGCTAGTTCTCACGGAGGCATAGGTGGCGTAGGCGGCGGCGTAGGCGGCGGCGGAGGCGGCATCGGAGGCGGCATTGGAGGCGGGATCGGAGGCGGCATCGGAGGCGGCATTGGAGGCGGCGTAGGCGGCGGCGGCGATGGCGGCATCGGAGGCGGCATCGGAGGCGGCGTAGGCGGCGGCGGCGGTGATGGTGGCGGTGCGCACCGCATCGAGTGTTGGCGCATCGGCTCCACCCCGCGCCCATGCTTCTGCGGTTTCAATCGCGCGCAAAGGGCGTAGTTCCCCGGCTCGTACATACGGCAGCGCCAGCCGAGCGCACGCACACGCGGCTAGCACGAGCGGGCGCCGCGCATCGCTTCCCGGCTTTCCGGCTTGTTTGCCGAGCAGCCACAACATCCAGTCCCCACGCGCGCATTGTTGCCACGCGATTTCGGCATCGGGCTGGGTGTGCAGCCATTCCACCGCTGCGAGGCAGGCATCATGAGTAATTGTGTCGCTCCAGTGTTTCATTCGCTACCCCAGACCGTGTAGTCCGAAACGCCGCTATACTGCCTGTGCTGGCAAGGCTTGTTATGCGTCCCAATCTTCCAATTTGTTCGATCCCTTACGTCCCTTGTTGTACGCATCAACGATGATCGAAGCGATACAGTGGTGTAGCTGCTTACCACGTAATTCCCTGATGGTTTTCCCCTTGCCCAGTAGCCCGGATGGTCCGCCGGGGAATGGTGCAAGTTTCTTGGCTAGATCGGTTTCGTTAATTTTGCCGTTGTAGCGCAGGTATGCAGCGCCGATTGCCTGAATTACTTTGCCATTGACGCCGGATGCTTGCTTTCCCCAGGCTTGAACAATGGTTTTCAATGCCAGCGACAGCGCCTTCGGACCTTCCTTGGGGCTTGCAATTCCGCAACCCATATAGACGCGTTCCAATGCATCGACGGCGCAAATATGCCCGTCTGTGAGTTGATCGGAAACCATCAAGCCGTGCTGTTGTAC